ATACTATACACAGCAACTGGCCAATACCGTATATCGAAGCAATCAGATCAGACTGACATCACTGGAGAAGCTCTCGATCATCGAGCCGGACTTCAAGAGCTGGAATGAGAATGATGACCATTTCTTCTTCAGGAATGGCATATTCAAGGTCAGTAAGGCAGGTATCCAGGCTGTAAAGCCGGCAGACTGCCAATGTATGGTCTATGAGGATAAGATCCTGCCATTCGACTTCATGCCTCTAGAGAAAGAGCCTGGCAAGATGCCATTCTTCGATATCGACTATTCTGATGAATACAATCAACTGCTCAGCCAGCTCAATGCTGCTGCCCCCCTTTCCCCCGAATTTTCTTACTTGAAGAAGGAAATTGACACTATGGGAGATGCTAAGCGGTACAGGCTCAAATTCAACCGGAAAGGCTTCTCATTCATGCAGTATATCTACAATACAGGCAGGACCTACTGGAGAAAAGAGGAGCTCGGCCTTCCACTGTCCGAAGAAGAGAAGGATGAACATAAGCTGAATTTCATCAACAAGGCTATGGCTCTCGGATATCTCCTGGCTAAACACAAAGCAGCCGGCCAGCCTTATGCAGTTTTCTGCATGGAGATGGAGCAGAGTGATGAAGGTACCCATCTTGGCGGTACCGGCAAATCTCTCTATGCATCATCCATAGAAGCTTTGAGAAAACAGCTCTTCATCGATGGCCAGAACTTGGATCCAAAGAAAGGAGACTTCATGCTCCAGGGAGTGGAGAGAGGTATCACTGACAGCATCTTCATCGATGACTTGAACAGGAATGTGGATCTGCACAAGTTCATGCCAATGATCACCGGCAAGATGGTGGTCAATCCGAAATATGTAGCTGCTTTCACCATCGACTTCAAGGATTCACCAAAAGTGATTTTCACATCCAATCATGCCATCGGAGGATTCGATGCATCTCTCCGGAGAAGGACCTGGTTTACAGCCTTCAGTGACTACTACCATGCTGATGACATGCAGAGAGGTCTGAAGGAGAGGTCTCCTTATACTGAATTCGGAAAGAATCTCATCAGTGACTACAGTCCTGAGGAGATGAATGATTTCTACAACTTCATGCTGAATTGTTTGGCTGTGTGGCAGAAGATCCATACCAGGGTCCAGCCTCCGATGAAGGCCATCGACAAGAGACTCCTCCAGAGAGCACTATCTGATGAGTTCATCTTCTGGGCCGAAGAATACTTCAGTGAGGATAAGCTGAATTGCCTGGTCGATAAGCAAAAGACCTTCGAGGAATACAAGGCCACACTGAATCCGAAATTTGCCCAGATGATCAAGATGAAAACCTTCAAGCAGAAGCTCATGCAGTATTGCACATATCGAGAATGGAAATTCAATCCTTCCTATCTCAAGACCACACCTTCTGACATCGAGAGGAATGATATCCACAAAAAGGAGAATGGCCAGGATGTTTACTACTTCTACATCGACACATCCGGAGAGTCAGATCCTATTCCGGTACCGTCATCCTCTGGGAGCAGCGAATATTCCGATGATCTTCCAATTTTCGGTGAATAGGATAGTGTCATATAACTGTGGGAAAAGAGGTGGAGCACATCTCTTTTTCTTTGGCTCCGGTGATGTCCGTTTTGCTCTTGATATATATTTCCTCTTTTTTGCTGACCTACTGACACCAAGAGAGGATAAAAGATTGAAAGATAAAAAGTTAAGCGGTGTCAGATTGCGGTGTCAGATTGGTGTCTTTTGGTTTTGTGTGACACTACAGGCGGTAAGACAGGACAATTTTGAAAAAGTTTTGACACCGTTGATAATCAATGACTTAACTATTTTCGGTGTCGAATGATGTCAGTTCGACAAATCGGCATCTGACACCGATGAATTGATTGAGAGCCAATTACATAGCTTTATCGGTGTCAGAAGTGTCAGATTTTTCAAGAAAAAAGTATTGTGAGAATATAACTATGGCTGAAACGAAAAAATTTCCTTATAAACTCGATATCGGAGTATGGTTGAATGGCCGTTCTATGCCGATATGGGTATATGACCATGTGCCGGATGGGATGAGAAGAGTCACCAGCCTGAGGGAGCTCTGGTATGGCCGGCCTTTCCTATTTGCCAGCCAGCTTTTCCCTGGTACCTACATGACAAGCTACATGAGGGATGCAGACATGGAGCCGGTCAAGTATATGCTCTCTCATGACATCCCTATTTATGTCAAAGAATCCAAGAATCACTAAACCTATATTTGCAAGTCAATGAAAAGAGACAATCACAACACCGTTGATGTCAAGGTGGGAAGCTTCATCAGATCATGGGTGATTAACACCTATGGTACTGATGTTATCAAGCTTGGAAGAGATATGAATCTATGGAATATCATCAAGCAGAATCTTGATCTGCTGCCGAATGACTATGCTCCTCTCCAGAATAGGGATGAGTATATCACTTTTGTGCTGCTCACAAACGGTGGAAACACTCAGGCTTATGATGCTGCTACAGGAAAGACCTTCCAGCCGAATATGCTCTACAGGTGCTCTCTCTCAGAGAGAGGTGTGAACATCATCAAGAAATTCCTGCTGAAGCAGTTCAAGAATACCTTCCACAACTACATGAAGGGAGCTCTGAATAACAATCCGGATCTCTCTATCACAGATGCCATCACAGAATTCCTGACCGACTCCTGCCAGCCGGTCATCGACAATAAGATCATCAGCACTCTGAGCAAGGATTGGTACCGCTACAGGCAGAAATATCCGGATGAATTCCGGATTCCAATCTTTTTCTAGTAGGCATGATGTCCTATGATTTGAGTATGTAAATTGCTGAGATTAAGTAAAAAAGAGTAGGCATGATGTCCGAAAAAATGTAACTAATATGCTCCTTGGAATCCGTAAACTTGAGTACATCGACTCACAGAATCTCTATGATTACAGCCAGCTTGCTCCAGGCAGCTCGCTGAACATTTATCGTTATATCAAATCAGGCTGCCAGTTCACAGCTTTGCCTTTCACTCCGGAGACCGGTGATCTGAATGAGCAGTGGTTTGATGATGATCAAGGAACGCACTCAAATGCCTCCTTCTCCGCTTCTATCCGTAGAAACAAGGATGCCTTCAAGCAAACTCTTCAGGCTTTGGTAGGCAGGAAATGTGTGTATAAGCTGACATTGATCTCCGGAATTGAATATATCATCGGCTCCAGGGAATATGTGCCGAAATTCACCTACAGTGATGGTGTGTCAGGACTGTCAAGCTCTGAATTCACCATCAACATCGAAAATGAGTCAATACATGGCCTTCTGGTCAATTCAGCAGTATAATCAGTCCTATATTCACCATTTTAAGGTGCCTAAATTTGCATTCACCAATTTTGGAAGAATATGAAAATATCAGCTCTTGCACAAAATCTTCGAGGAGCCTGGATGATCACTCCGGAGCAGGCAGCTATCATGATGCCTGTGCTCAAGGGTATTCTTGCAGGTAACATCATCGAAACATCTTCCAAGGCAGAAGAGCCTTTCCTTGTAGATCTGCAAGGAAAGAGAAACTCTCTGGCCAAAGGATCCTCCGATGATGGCAGCTCCGAAAAGTATGTATATGTAACCTATCTTCAGGGCACCATGCTCAAGCATGATGGCGAATGTGGAGAGCCTGGCACCAGGACTATCGGCCAGGGCCTTCTTCAAGCAGACCAGGATCCTGACATCATAGGTCATATCATAGTTGCAGAATCCGGAGGTGGAGCCTGCAACTCTGTTCCGGAATTAGCGGATGCAATCAAGCAGTGCTCCAAGCCGGTGGTGACATACATCGATGGCATTGCCGGCTCTGCATGCATGTATGCAATCTCGTACTCTGACCACATCATGGCACACAAGCCGATGGATGAGGTTGGATGCATAGGTGTGATGGTGCAGCTTGCTGGATTTCCTAAATACCACAAGGATCCGGAGACCGGAGAGATCTATGCTCGAATCTATGCCTCACAAAGTACGGAGAAGAATCTGGACTATGAAGCAGCTCTCGAAGGAGATGCCAAGGTCATCAGAGAAGAATCTCTCGATCCTCTGTGTGAGCAGTTCATCAATGATATCAAGGCCAACAGGCCTGGAGTCTCCGAAGAGCAGCTTCATGGCAAGCTCTTCTTTGCCAAGGATGCTGTAGGCTCCCTGATCGATTCGATTGGCACCTTCGAGGATGCCATTGCCAAGGTCAATGAGCTCTCCCAGATCAGAAACCAAACCACTACACAGATGGCTAAATACGCAAAACTCGAAAGCATAGCGGAGCTCGCAGAGCAACACTATGAAGAGGATGGATCAACCATTCTCCAGGAATGCCAGCTTCAGGCTATTGAGCAGGCATTGACTACACCTAGGGCCGAGGAGAATGAGCTCCGAAGCCAGATGGACTCTCTCAAAGCTGACCATGAGAAGGAGGTGACTGGTCTCCAGCAGACCATTACCAAGAAGGAAGGTCAGATCTCCCAGAAGGATGCTCGAATCTCCGAGCTCGAATCAGCTCTCTCTGCTGCAATAGCAAAGAATAACCAGGAAGATCCTGCATCAGTGCAGATGCATGCAGATCCAGCCAACTCTGGCTCTGATGAAGCAGCTCCGGCCAAAAACTTTGCTGAGGCAGAAGCAGCCTGCAAGGAATTCCTCAATCGTACATCAAACAACAACTAATATCAACGCACTATGCAACTTGATGCAATTCTTGTCAACTCCGGTGCGAAATATCGCAAGGAGATTCTTGCAATGCCTGTAGTGGCATTGGAGAAAACTCTTCGCCACATGACTGTCCGCAAAGGCATTCGTGGTGATGAGACCGTAGGAGGCTATGATTCAGATGCTGAATTCAGGCCTTACCGTTCTTCCAAAGATGCCACCGACAAGGGCAAATTCTTTGGTCGTACTCTTACCACCTATCTTGGTGACATCGTAGAGGAATTCGATCCTTACCGACTCTTCTCCACCGTTTATGGAGAAAGCTTCACTTCTCTGACCGAAAGGAAGGAGGCTGACATCGTGAAGGATATGGCCCTCACAATGGCCAAGAAGGCATCAGCCAAACTGGGCAAGGCTCTCTTCAAAGCTGTCAGGAATCCTGAAGGATCCACCACTCTCGATCTCTTCAACGGTTTCGACACCATTGCTGCCAAGGAGATTGCAGAAGGCAATATCAGTGTGGCCAAGGGCAACCTGCATATCCATCAGACTATCACTGATGCCAATGCCGGTGATATCCTGAAGGAAATCTATGCTGCTGCTTCTGAAGAGCTTCGTGATCAGGCAGATGAAGGCACTCCTATCAAGATGTACCTTCCTAAGTCAGTGCTTGATCATTATGAGGTATGGTGCCTTTCAACTCTCGGCTCCGTAGTTTACAATCAGACCTACAAGCAGAGCAAGCTTCACTGTGACACGAATGTAGAGCTTGTGCCTCTCATCGGCCTCAAGAATTCTGAATATATCTACATCTCTACCAAAGCAAACATGCTTGTGGGTATGGACCAGATGTCAGATCAGGAGAAGGCCAAGATTCGTGAATGTGACAATCCGAAGGCTCTCCAGTTCTTCATGTGCATGTTCTGGGGTGTTCAGTTCGAGAGCATTCTTCCTGAATTCCTCCTGGTATCTCGCACCACTGCTGCTCCGTCTCCTACACCTACTCCTGAAGGACCTGTAAGGGGTGCCAATCTCATCGAGGCTTCTGCAACATCAGGCAGCAATGTACGCACATTCGCAACTCTGACAGGATCTGCTGTAGAGGCGGAGGTCATCACCGAAGGTGCCGACTGGCTTGAGGTTGAGAATGAGACTGACAACAAGATCAAGTTCACTCGCACAGCTTATGCTGTTGGAGACTCTGGAGAAAATCCTCGTGTCGCAAAGGTCAAGATCTCTGCCATCGATGGCTCCGGCTCTCTTGAGCTCACCTTCAAGCAGGCTAAGGCCACTGTCTAACCTAATCAAATTCCAGAATTATGAATCTCGGAAACCTTGATTTCAAAATTGGTAGCATCAATCCTTCTGGGATTGGTGTTACCATCTATCGAATAGCCAAGGAGCTCATCACTTCCTGGCCAACGATAGCCAACGATATGTCAGGCACTGGGGAAATAACCACCCTGGCAGCTTACTCCGGAGACTTTGTTTTGGCCTCCAATGCTGTATGGGATAAGATCTACAGCACACAGGGCAAGGGCAATGCAACCTATGAGCCTACTGGCGAGGTGGATTGCAAAATGTTCCTTAACAAAGCTTCCCTCTCCTATCCGAAGCTCACTGATGAGGTGAAGGCTTTCTCCAAGGTCGCTGTCAATGGAGACTTCGTATATGTCATCAAGCATGATGGCAAATATGTGGTCATCGGCAGCAAGGATTACAGGGTGACTACCAATCCATCTGGTGCTACCGGTGCAGAAGCCGGATCAGCAAAGGGCGTGACCATCGAGCTTGAAGCTCCGGATGTTACTCCACTGCCTACCTACACTGGAGACCTGGTGCTCGCTGATGGTACACTGGATTGTAGCACAGACACCTTCACTCCTACTGAGCCATAATGAATCAGGAGATTATAGAATATCTAGAGAGAGCAGAGCATGATTTCAATGAAGGCTTTGCTCTCTTTTGCCGATATAGCCGGAATGAGTCAGCCATGAGCTGGATAGGCCGGAGGCATGATGATGAAAAGCTCCTCTATGAGCTGGAGAAACTTTCCCAGGAGACTCCGAAAGTGAATCCAATCCAGGCTGCCAATGTCGCAAGATTCAACAGAAACCTGGCTCCATCACAGCTTCCTCCTGTTCAGGCTCCGGCTGCTGCTCCTTCTGCTCCGGAAATACGATTCAGGACCTATGATGACCGGAGGACAAGAAGATCCGATCTTCCGGAAGATCTTCAGAAGGTGTATGACTCTATCTCTGAGGATTACAAACTCCGAAGAGGCCTTCATGAGAAGATGAAGCAAGCCACCACCGATAAGGACAGGGCCAGCCTTCGAGCCAGGATCATCGAAACGAATGACATGATCAGAGGCAAATTTGCCGAGATCGATGGATATCTGGCCAAACAGGCAGCCGAGGCCGAGAAAGCCAAGGCCGATGATTTCAAGGAAAGCACTGCCAGAAGCTACATCTCCAAAGCTCTGAAGAAAGAGAATCTCTCCGGAGCTCAGAAGGCCACCATCAAGGCTCGATATGAGGCTCTCCTCTCTCATGGATGTACTGTAGGAGATGACCTGACCAACCAACTCAAAAAAAGGAATCTGATATGAAGCCTGCTGCTTTCCTTTGTATGTGAGATCATTGCAGCAGTTATACCGTAGGGAATTCCCTCACAATGTCCTATGTAGCCAGAGCAATCTGGCTACTTTTGTTTCATGAGAACGATAACGATAATGAATCAGGAGGATCTTGAGAACATCAAGCACTGGGCCGAGCTCCGGTACACTCTTTCACAGATTGCCACCATGCTGATGGTGGATGTGGCCGAATTGAGACTGGCCATCCAGGATCCGAAATCGGATATCGCACTGGCCTATAATGCCGGTAAGCTGCAAAGCTCGATCAAGCGAAGAGAGAAGCTGCTAGAGATGGCCAACACTGGATCCGAATTCGCCATCAAGATACTGGACGGTTATGAGGTTGTTCAGATAGAAGAAGAATTGATGCCATAGTATGAAGAGAATCAATCGAGACAATGAGACCTTGGATCTCATGACCAGGAAGATGGAGAATGACTCCATCATTCTGACTACATCCCAGCAGGAGCACTTTGACCGGCTCCGAGATGGATACACTCACTGGCTCTCCAATCCATTGCTGTCAGATAACCGGCTTCGAGATTATCTGATGGCCAATCATGGCATATCCACCAATCAGGCTTACAGGGATATCGCACTCATCAAGCTGCTCTTCGGATCAGTGGCTGTGGCCAACAAGGAACAGATGAGATACAAGGCCAATTACCTGTATGATGTGGCAGCAGCAGCAGCTATGGCCGGAAATGCCAACAAAGCCAAGGCTCTCACAAAGATTGCTGATGGAATTGTGAAGAATAACAGACTCGAAGAATCTGAAGGTGAAGATTTTCCTTGGGAAGAGATCATACCGGCAGACCTGTCACTCTCTGTGGATCCTTCAGTCATCGGCATCGAGCCTATTCCTGGTGTCCAGGAAAAAGCCAGGAAACTGCTCAAGCAATACACTGAGGATATCGATGGGCCAGATGTAATCATCATTCCGGATGGAGACCAAAACTAAATACCTGAATCGAGCACAACAGGAAGCTCTTGCTGTAGCAGCTCACACCGAAATTGATATCTGTGGGCGAAGATTCGGCAAGAGTTTCGGTATTGTGAGCCTCCGTATCAAGAGAAATGTGGAATTCATGCCAGGATCCACCGGATGCTTCGTGGCCGGATCCTACAAACAGGCTCACATGCGTACACTGCCAGCAGCTCTCTCCGGCCTGGCTGAATTCGGATGGATCGAAGGCATTCATTATGTGGTAGGCAAGAAACCACCGGCAAAATTGGGATATGCCAAGCCGATCATTCCTCTTCAGACCTTCGATGATGTAGTTTCTTTCTACAATGGAGCTCAGATGGTCATTGTCTCTCAGGATGTGAAGATGAGTTCCAACTCCATGACCTTTGACTGGGTGATAGGAGATGAAGCCAAGGGCCTCAATTTTGAGAAGCTCAAGGATGAAACTTTTCCGGCAAATGGTGGTACCAGAAGATATTTCTCCGATATTCCCTGGCACCACTCCATGCTCTTTGTATCTGATATGCCGGCAATGAAATCCGGCAACTGGCTGCTCAACTACAGAGAAAAAGCCACACCGGATATCATAGAGCTCATCAAAGGCCTGCTCTATCAGAGATGGGAGGTCATGAAATGGAAGGATGGTAAGCTCAAGCAGGAAGAGCTTGGCCGGATAGACCTGCTGCTTTCACAGCTCAGAAGGAAGGCTGTTTTCTATCGAGAATGGTCCACTTTCGAGAATGTGGATGTGGTAGGACTGGACTATATCAAACAGATGAAGAGAGACCTTCCTCCTCTGGTATTCCAGACATCCATCCTGTCAAAGAGGATAGAAAGGCTCAAAGATGGCTTCTATCCTAATTTCAGGGAGAAGCTGCACACCTACATCGATAACAACAACACTCCTCTGATGGATGCCGGCCTGGGTGAACATACCAATACAGACTATGGCTGCCTGTTGGATGGTGATGTGGACCTGAAGGCTCCTATTGCCATAGCCTTTGATTTCAATGCCAATATCAACTGGATTGTGGCCGGTCAGAGAGATGGCATGAGGCTCAAGATCCTGAAGAGCTTCTATGTCAAGTATGAGAGGAAACTCCGAGAGCTGGTGGATGACTTCTGCCACTACTATAGGGCTCACATGATGAAGGAGGTCATCTTCTACTATGACTCCACTGCTCTAGGCAGCAACTATGCTGTGAGCACTGAGGACTTCAAGACCATCATCATCGAGCAATTCAATAAGCATGGCTGGACTGTGACAGAGACATACATAGGCCGGCCTATGAAGCACACTGAGAAATATACCATCATAGACCAAGGATTCACAGGAGCTAAGGGCCTGGTGCCTGTGTTTAACAAGGAGAACAATGAAGCTCTTCTGATTGCCATATCACTGGCCGAGGTGACTGTCACTCCAGGATTGGGATGGCATAAGCACAAAGGAGGAGAGAAGCTGATAGAGACTGAGGATGACCTGTTGGAGCACAGAACAGATGGCACTGATGCCTTCGATACTCTATACCTTGGCAATTGTCTGTATCCATACAGCACTGGTGGCATTGGAATCGGCTCCTCAATGTAGCCTATGGCCGAAAAGTGTCAGGCATATATGGAGAAATCGAAAGCAATTTCCCATCCGGCCAGAGGACAAGGCTTGGGAGCAGCTTTCACGAATGAGCTTTGTCCGACTGGAATTCAACATCTTATCGGTATGATTTACAAATTTTTGAGGTGATTTCTGGCGGTAAAAGATGTCCTACTTTGCGGAGAGCTGCTGATGTAACTTTGTTGAATATGATTAACGCAGGAATTATACACAAAATCGTGGAGCAAGTGTCATCCCTCACATGGGTGGCAGAAGATGGATCCATAGTGAAGGTGCCACACTGTAAATTCTCATCCTGGCATGGGAACGGTGACACTTTCAATATTTTTATCCCTGTCTCCGGCCAGGTAAGGACTGTGAACAGGAATACGATTATTGAATTTAACGGTGAAGAAGTAATACTATGAGCAATGCAAATTCATTTGGAGGATTGCAGGTCATTGATGGCATCGATTTCTATCCGGAGATCAATGCTGTTCTGGTCACTGACTCCTCTTCGGATTTCAGACTTGACAAGGATCTGGATTCCCAAAAATTCGGAAAGTACAGGGTTGCACCTTGGGGCCATGACAATCTGCTGCCGAATCATCTGCTTGAAAAGGTGGAGAAAGGTGACATCGTTGGAGCCAATCTCCGATTCAACCGAGATGTGGCTTTCGGCCTTGGGCCAAAGCTGGTGAAGGCGGTAAAAAGAGATGAGTATGGCAGAGTCAAGGAATGGGCACCTATCGAGGAAGGTGAGATCTTCGACTGGTTTGAAGCAAATGACATTCCTCTTTTCATTCAGCAGCAGCTTACCGATGTAGCCTATTTCTACAATGCTTTTCCAGAGATCATACTGGATGAGAACTGGCAGAAGATCAGAGCCATCAGGCATAAGGAAGCTGTATTCAGCAGATGGGCTGAGATGAATGCAAAAGGTGATATCAACTGGCATTATTATGCAGACTGGAGCAAGAATCCAACTGCAAAGGATATTGTGGCCACAAGGGTGCTCGATGAATTCGACACGATGAATGACCTGAAGATTCTGGCAGCCGAGCATAAGACCAGGAGATTCATCTATCCAGTCTATATGCCTTCTCCTGGCAAACCTTACTATAGCCAGCCGGAATGGTATTCCATCTTCAGATCCGGATGGTAT